CGGATTCGGTGAGCAGCGGCCCGATCGCCATCACCGGAACGCGGTGTTTTCCACGCTTCTCTTCCCGGATGGTGACCGTGAACTTCATAGACGCTCTACTTTCGGTTTCCCGCATGTCATTGTGGCGTGACGACGGCGTTGACGGTATTCGTCCCGAGCAGCGTGTTGAGCTCGTGCTGCAGGTAGACCGTGGCAAGATCCTCCGGCCACTTCTTCCCCTTCATCGTGATCTGCACGTTGTAGGCCATATTCGTCTGCAATTCTGCAATTCTCGCCAATCTACGTTTCTCTGCAAATTCCGCGGCAACCTTGGCCGCCGCAGCGCGACGGGCTTTGAGATCTGCGGCAGAAATCTTCTTGTCGATTGATGTAGGCTGTGCCGACGCGAACTTCGACTCGTGCGTGTAGCCGTCCTCGTAAACCTGAACCCTGATGAGCGCATTCGTGTCAAAAGACGTAGACGTCACCTTTCCATGCCAACGGCGGCGCCCGTTCTCGTCTCCCATGTCCGACGCGTACATGCGGCGGACGAGGACGTCTGAAATGGCGGTATCCTTCGACACGGCGAGAATCGACTCGATCTCCGCCGACGTGGCGATCCCGGCCTGGACGATCATGTTCGTGGCAGTCGCAAACTCGGGAATTTCGTCCGAGATATAGTTGGCGCTGTTGAATTCGTCGGTCATTCCGGCCGAGGCGATCCAGCTCTTGACGGCTCCCCACTTCCCAGCCTGCTTGGCCGCGATGATAATTGAGAGCTTGGAGTATTGCGTCGCTTCCGCGCAGACCGCGGAAAGAACGAGCGCCAATGCGATGATGATTCTCTTCATGTCAGTTCTCCTATTCTCCGGCCTCGAGGGCCATGACCGTCGTTGTTGATGCCGGCGGCGGATTCGTCGGCGTGAGTGTGACTTCGCCTCCGTCTGCGAGATTGGCCGTGATGACGATCCCCGGCGTGACGTACTTCGGATCGACCGCGGTTTCGTCTCCAATCGCCCGAGTCACTCCCGAGAGGTGGTAGACGCCGTTGGTGACGACCTGTGGCGGCGCGACGTATTGGGTGTAGCACGTGACGGTCAGCGCTTTCCAGTCCTCGCCTTCGGGTATCGGGAGCTGGTACTCGGCTAAGCAGTCTTCGACGTCCGCGTCTGGAAGCGGGTACGGGCCTTTCAATTCTAAGTTGTCGCCATACTTGTAGGTGTAAAACCACTTGAACTTGAGCCCGCGCACATACGGCTGATAGCTCCAGACAGCTGTGATTGTGTTGTTCGAGTAATTGACGAACGATCCAGCGTCCGCGATACCGGACTCCGACGGGAAGATGAAACCGACACCATTCCCGATGCCTCCGTATATGACAGCGCTGACGGCGATGACGACTGACGCCACGACCGTGAGGAGCTTGCCCTTGCGGATCTTGTCCTGGGCTGCGGCGAGTAGACGTCCGAGCCCGCGGCAGGCGTAGTAGGCGACGATGAGCGCGAGGGCGGCCAGGCAGATCCACATGAGAATGGCGTGGTAAGTGTACGCCTCGTCTCGCGCCACGATCGCAACCTGTTCGCAAACGTTGATGTCCATTATTGCGCCACCTTCCATGTGATTGTGTCACCGGCTTGCGCGCCGACCGGGATGACCGGCACGATCTTCTTTCCGCCGTAGATAAGGCCGCCTTCGATATTCATGCCTGCGGTATACTTGACCTGAGTCTGACCTTGGACTTCGACCAGAAACTTCGCGAAGCATGCGTTCGCAATGATTTCAGGTTTGAGTAAAAAGTGGATTCTCCATTTCCCGGCGACCCCTTGTGAAGGCGCGGTGATCTGCTCCCACCGAAAGAGCGCCGGACAGTCTGAGGATGTCTCAGCGACGAAATCTTCCGCATAGGGCGTGACCGAGAAGTAGCCGACAGGCTGCACGTTCGCTAGGATTTCGAAGCAGGCCCAGCCGTCTGCGTCATATCTCGGACCATCGTTCGTGAATGATTCTTGCAAAAGGCCGACGAGTTGGTGTTCTCCCTTTGTGATGGTCATGATCGCATTGCCCTCGAAGTCTTTAATCTCGAGGATTGCGTTCGTTCCGGATCCGCCGAAGACGGCTCCATTGCCTACAATGGTCCAGTAGGCAGCTCCGTTGACCTCCGCAACCGTCTCCCAGGCCATGCCGGGCGAGAGGCAGACGCGCTTGGTGTCGATGAAGGTCGTGGAGGAATCGGGGTTGACGCGCCCAGACGAGGCGTAGTGTTTCGCCCAGGCGTGGTTCGCGTCGGACGCGATCTCCGCGCGGATGACGGCATTCGAAGCAGCGACCTGCGCCATCATCTGCTGCGATTTGAACTTCCAATACCAGGCCGTCCAGTCGCGCTGGTCCCAGACGCATCCGCGCTGCCCGTCGCGAATCTCCAAGAGCGCCATCGAGCACGGCATGGTCAAGAGGTCCATTCCTTCCTCGATCGTGAAGTGCATCTTGTTCGTGATGTCCGCCCCTGTGACGTAGTTCGTCCCGGCGAACCAGGCGTTCGTGTTGCCGGACAAGAAGTTGAACGTTCCCTGAGCCCAGGCGTTCGCCTCGTTGACGGCAACGGAAAGAGCTTCGACTGTTGACGCATCAGCCTTATCTGCAGAAACCGTTTCAGCTACAGACGTGATATGTGCGTCTGATGGAATATCGTCAGTCAAAGCGAACGTTCCACCCTTTGCCGGGAAGTTCCAGTTACGATCGAATTCTCCATACCTGAAATACCTAAATGAAGGGTATGCAATGTAATTGCTTCCTCCTTCCGATAGGTAGGACGAGAAATATGTTTTCTTGCCGTCCTTATCGTTCGATGTCATCGTAACTTCTGACCAGTCTCCTCCGGCTGTGACTTCTATTGCTGTATCGAAAGACTCGACGAAAAACTGCCCCTCTGGACCCCATCTTAACCAACTGTAACCATCAACAGACTTGTTCTTAAAATAACGATCATCGGCATCGAGTTGAGATAATGCTCCGACTTCAGCCGCCGTAAGATTCACATCTCCCGTCTTCGAGTTGACAGAAGTTACGGGATGGACAATGGCGTTCGTCATCGCACGCGCCGCCGCCACCGTGCAGAGGGAGAGATCGCTGACAACCGTTCCCATCGGCGTTCCCGGAGGAACATCTTGCCATTCGGTCTCGCCCGTAACTTCGGCAAACAACGTGAGGCACATCATCAGGCAGATGACGGTTCCGCCGAGGGCTTTCCAAATCTTCTTTACGGCTTCCGACAGCTGACGTTGCGTGGGGTTTGCTTCCATATCTTCTCCTTGAAGTTCCTGCGTGATGATTCCCTGCGGCCCCTGTATTCCCTGCGGCCCCTGTATTCCCTCGGGTCCCTGGATGCCCATGATGCCCTGGATTCCCTGCGGACCGCGTTCGCCCTGTTCTCCCTTGGCTCCGTTCAGGACGTCGAACGTCCGCGTGCCGACGGCGTCGACAACCGTGACTCGGGTTCCGCCCGTGATGGGCACGCAGGTGACGGTCGGGGAGACGCCGTCGGCTCCGTCCTTGCCGTCCTTGCCGTCCTTGCCGGCCGCGCCTTCAGTTCCTGCGATGCCCTGGAGCCCCTGAACGCCTTGGGGGCCTTGCGGACCTTGCGCGCCGTCGTCCCCGTCGCGTCCGGCCTCGCCCTTGAGCGCGGCCTTCTGGAGGTCTGTGAGGTCGTCCCATGTAAGCGAGTCTCCCTTGTCTCCCTTCGGACCCTGGAGCGTCGCGGGGGCTCCAGTAACGGCGTCGAAGACGGCCGGAGACCATTGGACGTAGACGCAGCCGATGGCGAGGACGCTGCCTGTCCAGTCTCCGGTGGCGATGTCGCGTTCGATAACGGCTGCGTAAAAGGGGTGGGAGTGCGTGCATCCGTCAAAGGCCTTGCGCAGGGCCTCGTAGCGGAGGTCGAGGATGCCGGCGTCGGCCGCGTTGTCGGCGAGCGGGGACGTGCGGTCCTGGTTGAAAATAGAGATGTAGAGGGCATGGCCCTCCGCGGGGGTGTAGCCGGTGAAGGCGATCGGCGCCTGCTCTCCGAGAAAAGGCGTCCCCGAGAGGAGCGTCAGCTCGCCGATGTCGGTGTCAATCTCGAAGGTGATCGTCTTCGCCATTTCGGTGTCTCCTTATCCGTCGATCTCGCCTCGCGCGATGAGCAGTGTCTTGGCGAGGTGTTGCGTGCCGGTGGTCGGCGCGTAGGTGATGTTCATGGCATCCAGGGCTCGCTTGACGCCGTCTCGTCCCATCACCTCGACCGTGCGGGCGATGGAGGCCGTTTCCGCAGCGTCCTTTGCGGCCTTGCCGTCTGGTTCCGTCTTTCCTTCGGGCGAACCATTGTCGGCTTCTGCGGCCTTCAGCTCGTTTCCTTCGGCGTCGGTGAAGTTGGCGGCGACGCGGGGCGTGATCTCTCCCTCGTAGGAGCAGGCCTCGCCCTTGTAGTAGATGTGTCCGTTGAGCTGGACGGGGAACTTTGCGATGAGCTTGTTCATGTGTCGTGTCTCCGATTAAATGCCCCCTGCCGGATAACCGGAGAGAAAATCCGGCAGGAGGACTTTGGTTTTAACTCTTTAGTTCGCGGCGGCGACCGTGACGGTCTTCGTGACCTTGTTGCCAAGGCCGTCGACGAACGCGACGGTGTAGGCCGCGGCACTGGTCGCGGCGGTCGTCTTGATGGAGAGGACCGCGCCGGAGACCGTGTAGCTGATCGTCGCTTCGGCGCACTCCATGCCCGTGACGGCGCCCGCGGCGATCGGCGCCGTGAACGTGGCCGCCGTGCCGGTGGTGGCCGTGCCGGTCACGTTCCCGAGCTCGAGGGGTTCGGCGATCTTGTCGCCGAGAACCGCGAGGTCCTCCATCGGGGGGTACGTCTGGACGGACGGAAGGTCCTCGATGTCGAACTTGTCGACGAGGCCGGCCTTGACCGCGATGGCGGAGCCGAGCGGGGTCGCGCCCACGACGAAGGCCAGGCGGATGAACCGCTTCAGGCCCTTGCACGGGAGGGCGATGCCCATCAGCGAGCCGCCGTCCTGGGTCTCGGTGACGAGGTCGGTCCAGGTCGCGAGGTCTCCGGAGGTCTGGAGCTTGGTCGTGACCGAGCCGGTCGCGTTGGCCGTCCCGACGACGCCGCCCCACACGCGGAGCGCACCGTCGATGCCGAGCTGTCCGCATTTGCGGCAGTCCAGCACCTTCGAGTAGGTCGTGGTGTTCGCCGTGACGGGGACGGAGAGTCCGTCCGCGAAGAGCGAGAGTTTGTCGAATTTCATGTTCGGTTTCCTTTCTTGGCCTTACGACAGCGTCGCGACCTTTTCCTCGTTGGTTTTCATGCAGTCCTGGATCCGGACGGGGGTCCCGAACAGCTTGCGCTCCTTGCGGCCCTCGACCTGCTGGAACGTGATGGCGTTCTCGCGGGTCATGCGGGAGAAGAGCGTCTGGACCTTCTCGAACATCGTCTTGTCCATGTACCAGGCCTGCTTGACGCCGGAGTCGTTGACGCGGGCGGAGAGGCGGTCGATGAGCTCGATGTACGCGAGGCCCTTGTCAGCTCCATTGAGCATGTCGTCGCGCTGGATGTTCGCGATGCGGCCGCCGTAGCGGAAGTCGCGGACGGCGAGGCCGAGCTCCCAGTAGAGGTACTGCTGGTAGGCCTCGTAGGTGGCGTCGCCGCCCTTGTCCGGATCCGCGACGTCGACGACGCGCTTCGGCGTGATCTCGATGCCGCCCTGGGCGTGGCCCTCGCTGTGGAAGCACGTGATCGTGTTCGGAGACCATCCTGCGAGCAGGATCGAGCCGAGCTTCGCTTCGCTCGCCTTGGCGGTGCCGTTGGCCTTGCCGAAGGCGTCGAAGACGTAGTGCTCCGAGCGGGTGTCGTCGGCCGTCTCGCTGCCGATCTTGTCGTAGTGCTTCATCAGGCCGTTGAACCCGAGCGGGTTGTCGGAGATTTTGCCGTAGACGAGCATGTTGCCCATCTCCATGCGCATTCCGTCCTGTGCGCTCACGAGCTCGTCGTACACGACCGCGTCCTTGTCGGACGAGTCGTCGTAGAGCTTCTTGTCGACGATGATCTTGGTTCCCATGCGGCCGCACGTCACCTCGAGCTTCGCCTTCGAGCCCTTGTTGGACGGGATGCCGCCGTAGTACTGGGTCCAGACCGGCTTCGGGACTTCCGTTCGGAACGTCGTCTTGAGGGACGTGCCGTTGTTCGCCTCGATGACGCAGATGTCATCGAGCATTTCGTTCGACTTGACCGCGAGATTGATCACGCGGTGGTCGAACTTGCCCTTGGGATCAAGGCCCTTGACGAAGTCAAGGTACGTGAGAGCCCTCGAACCGTTAACCTGCATTGTTTTTTTCCTTCATTACCGCCGTTTTCGAGGGGAGGCGGATCGCCCCTTCGGCATCGGATTTCGTCGCACTCGCGAACCCTCCGTGCCTAGATGGTTTACCAGAGCTTGCTCAGACCGTCGGGTCCCGAGGGGTCTCCCGTCGCCGCTCCGCCAGCTTCGGCGGTTCCCTTGCCCGTGTCGATTCGCTCGGCCGCGCCAAGCTCGTGCATGAGGGCGAGGAACTCCGGGTCGGAGCCGAGCTCGGAGTTGCGGATGACGCCGTTCATGACGCCGCCCGGCTTGAAGCGCGAGTCGATGCCGCGGTTGATCTGCTGGAAGTCGGCGTCGGAGAATCTCGCGCGTGCCTTGCCGTTCATTTCGGCGAAACGCTCGGAGCGGGCCTTCATCTCGGCGCGGGCTCCCTCGAACTGCGCCTTGGCGAAGGAGTTGGCGATCTCGTTGGCGACGGTGACGGGGATGTTGTGCTTCTGCAGGACCGGGACGACGCTCTTGACGAGTTTCTGGTCGAAGACGAGGTCGTCGTTCTTGCCGAAGAGCGCCTCGTCCTTCTTGATCGCCTCGAGGTAGTCCTTTTCGTCCGGCGGCTTCGGGGCGTTCGGATCGTCTGCGGGCTTGTCGGCGGCGTTCGGATCGTCGGCGGGCTTCTCGTCGGCCTTTGGCGGCGGATTCCCGAGGAAGGGCTTGTCCGTCGCTTCGGCGGTCGGCTGCGCCTGGTCAGCGGCCGGAGCCGCGGGGTCGGCGGTCGTCGCGGGGTTGCCGTCCGCAGGGGCCGTATTTGCCGTGGCGTTCTCCGCTGGCGGAGTGTTCGACGCGGGCGAGTCGCTCGTCTGGGACGACTGAGTCGTCGCGGGGTCGGTCGGGTTTGTGACTGTGGCTGTGTCCATTACCTGATTCCATCATTTTGGTTGTTCTTGCTGGCGGCCTCGACAATCCCGCGGCGCACGCCGTCGAAGTACCTCTTGTCGAGAGTTGCGAAAAACCCGGGCGCGGCCTCAACGATGAGGAGCTCGCGGCGGATGAGGGACCCGGCGGCGCGGATGCCCCGCTCGAACTCGGTCGTGTCGCGCATTTCGTTCTCGAATGAGCAGAGCGTGTAGAGCGTGGAGAACATCCACTCCTGGAAGTCGGCGTTCCCGACGAGGCGGGTAAATGAGGCGCGGCGGCGCTCCTGGGCGAGGTCTGTTGCCGAGACGGGCTTCTTCGGCTCGGCTGTGTCTGCAAAGGGCTTTTCGGTTTTCTTCTTCATCACATGCTCCCCGTGAGGGCCTGGACGATGCGGGATCCGGCGTGGGCGTCGTCGGTCGGCATTCCGCCGGCGGCTGCGGCCGACTTGGACATCGATTCCATCGCGGCCATCTGCTGCTGCTGCTGGGCGGCCTTTGCCTCGGCGTCGCGGGCGGCCTTGACGTCCGCGTCGTCGGCGAATATGGCCGCGGGGCATCCGGTTAGTTCGGCGTACTTGTCGATCGCCTTGTCGACGTCGAGGCGGTGCCGGGCCTGCGGATAGGCCTGCGATAGGTTGAGGATCATCTGCGCGTTGTCGCGCAGGACCGAGATCGTCGACTGGCGCGCCGCGACGTGGATCTGCGAGATGTACTCGATCTGCCCGTTCGCGAAGGCGAGGTCCTCTCCCGGGGCGAACTTGATCTTTTCGCTGTCGAGGAGGTAGGAGACGATGGCCGAGACGAGTGGATCTAGGAGCTCGCGGTCGAGGTTCATCACCACGGGTCCCAGGCCTTCCATGTTCTCGCGCACCAGGGCGTCCACCTCCGTCGCCGTCTTGACGCCTTTCGACATCTTGAGCGAGTCGATGGTCTGGAATGCGGAGACGAACAGTAGCGTCTTCATCTCGTCCACGACTTCGGCGAGCGAGAGCCGGGCGTCGTTCGCGTCCGGCATCTGTGCGAAGACTGGCATCGCCATCGAGCGGTTCTGGTCTCCGAAGCGGGCGTAGTTGATCCCGCCGCGGGCCGCGTCGAATCCTTCGTCCTTGAATTCGGCCGCGACGACGAGCGGAGGGTTCCCGCGCAGGCCGGAGATGTTCAAGGTGTCGAAGCGGAAGGTCTGGGCTCCGCGGGCGAGCGAGAGGGCCTTGATGCAGGGGGAGGTCCCGTAGACGTCTCCGAGCTCGTAGTCGAACCGGGGAGCGATGATCGGCTTCACGTCGAATCCCGAGAGCTCAAGGACGCCGCACTGCGGGTCGTTCTCGTTCGCGTCCTTGAGCCAGTAGACGGAGCGGTAGATGAGCTTGTCGGACAGGAGAGTCTTCGGCGCGATCTTGTCGTATCGCGAGGACGAGTGTGGCTCGATGAGGTTGTAGACCGTGTAGAGCTTGTCAATCTTGCAGTAGGAGTCGCGTATGCGCTCGGGCACTCCACGGTCGCCGAACGCGTCGATGATCTGCTCGGCTGTCCAGGCGAAGCGGCGGACGCAGCGGTTGACGAGTCCGTCCGATCCGACGCCGAGGGCGTAGGTCCCGGGGCGAAGGGTGCGGACGTTGACGGTGGTGCGTTTGTCGCCGGTCACCAGCATGCAGGCGAAGCCGTTGACGAGCAGATGGTCATAGAGCTTGGCGAGCGACTTGTAGGTGTTCGACCGGCTCATCACCTCGCGGGCCGCCTCGGTCACCGTGTCGAGGGCGTTCTTCTGCGCCTGGTTCGCGTCGGTCACAGAGCCGTTCTTGAGGCGGAACCACGGGGAGGCGGGAGGTGTGAGGTTCGCGTTGAAGCCGGACGAGCCCTTGGAGAGGCAGATCATCGGCATGGCCGTGAGCATGCGGTGCTCCTCGTCGTAGAGCTCGGAGTCTGCGAGGTCCTCGGCTTCCCGCGTCCAGCCGGCGACGCCGAGCTGGTAGAATTCCCGGTTGACGTCGGCATAGACCGAGCGGTTGCGGTCGAGGCGCTCGAAGAGCTTCGTCTGCTGCTTCTCGGCGTGCCGCCGGATCGCTCCGTAGTCTGGTGTCTTTGCCATCGCGGGTTTCCTTGGGTTGGGTTCAGACGCCGAGCTTCGTCTCTCCGCCGGACGCGGTCTCGTCGTCCTCCTGCCTCTTGGCGAACATCGAGTAGGTGGAGCGGATGCCCCTGAGGTTGTTGCGCTCGGCGGCCTGGTCCTGGACCATGTTCTGGGTGGCGAGCGAGACGTTCTTCTGGATGGCGGCGACCGGCTTGCGCATGGCCTCGCGCTGAAGGGCCATCGATTCCTCGTGCTGGCGCTGTGAAAGCGCCTGCTGTTCGCGCTGGAGTGCCAGCTGCTGCTGCTGCATGTAAGAAGATTGAGAACCACCTCCACTGCCGCCCATGATATACCGCCTTTCGTGTTATGCTCTGCTGGTGCCGATATGATAAACGATGATTTTCGCCGGGGCCTCGCCGGCTCTTATATGGGGGAAATCACGGAAACGAGGCCCCTCATTACCGTCATTTCCGACAATTTCGCGCTTGACAGGTTTCCAGTCAGCGGGCGAAAAGGCCGTCTCCCGGCCTTCTGACGCGGCGTTCGACGCCATGTCCCGCCGCCTGGGCCGCGGCCGGCCAGCGCATGGTCTGCTGGACCTCGCGGTCGGCGATGTCGGCCAGAGTGTCGATCATGTCGTCGTGGCGGCTGCCGGGGAACAGCTTGTACTCCATCTCGAAGAAGTCGTCCACGAGGTCGGCGACCTTCCCGTCGGTCGTGACGATGAGCTTCATCGGGAAGAGGATCCTCCCGGCTTCGAAGTAGGGCTGCAGGCCGCGGATGCGCGTCTCCTTGTTGTTCGCAGGTCCAGAGTGGTTCAGGCGGTGGATCGGGAACCGGTAGTGCTCGACCTCGTCCATCGTGATCTCGATGTGGGCGACGTCGCTCATCGCGCCGACCTGCTCCCAGTATACGCCGTCGGGGCGCCACTTGCGGTGCAGGGAGAAGAGCCAGTCGGTGCGTTCCTTGAGGTTCAGGCGGTCGTGGACGCCGTCGAGGACGTAGTAGTTCCGGTCCTCGTTGAGGCCGATCACCCACATCGTCGTGTAGTCCGAGTATTCCTTCTGCGAGTTCGCCGAGTCGACGAAGATGTAAACGGTCATCTTGTGCCGGTCGGGCATCGTCGAGTAGCGGAGGAACCAGGCGTCCTTGAATGTCTTCATTTCGTCTCCTATGGGGTTGCAGTCCAGGAGGGCCGAGGCGGAGTAGCTGCCGAGCTGGGCGCGCTGTCTCCGGTACCAGTCCTCGTCGTAGAGTTCTGGGAACAAGATGTCCCAGCCGCCCTCGCCTTCCTTCTTTGCTGGGAAGATGAGCGATTCGAAGCGGGGGTAGTCCGGGTCCTTTTTCATGTGGTCGTAGATGCGGCCGACGATGTCGTCGACGTGCCAGCGGGTCGCGCAGACGACGACGAGCGCCGCCGGGGCGTTCGTGCGCGTCATGAGGTCGTCCGAGAACGAGTCCCAGATCTTGTCGCGCATCGTCTTCGACTCGGCTTCCTCGCGGTTTTTACAGTAATCGTCCAAGATTATGAGGTGTCCGCCCTTGCCCGTGACTGACCCGCCGATGCCGACCGCGGTTACGTTTCCGGCCGAGTCCTTGACCGACCAGTCGTCGACCGCGGTGTGGTCCGGCTGGAGCTCGAGCTCGGGGAAGAGCTGATGGTAGGCGGGCGACTGGATGATCTTCTGGACCTGCTTCGAGAACCGCGTCACTAGGCTCGTGCCGTAGCCGCTCATGATGATGTCCGGCTGGTGCACGGCGCATCGTCCGAGGAAGAATGACGGAAGGGCGCGGCTCACGAGGTCGCTCTTGCCGTGCCGTTGGGGCATATTGACGATCAGGTAGGTCGACTTGCCGTCGAGCCAGTCGTCGATCGCCTTCGTCAGACGGTCGCAGAGGGCCTTGGTGTGACGCCCGACTCGCAGGGGGCGCGGCATCCACCAGACCCAGTGGAGGTAAGTCAGCATATCCGTCCTGGCCTTTCGGCGCAGGAGCTCGAGCTGTAGCTCGTATTGTGTTGGTTCGTTCATCGTGCGAGCAGGGCCTTGATCTGTTCGGTCGATAGGTCGGCGACGCCGGGCGGGGCCTTGTAATTGTCGGAGACGCCTCCGTTCTTGACAGTCACCTCCGGGTGGGGATACCAGTCCATCATCTTGGCGAACTTGTCGACGAGACCGCTGGCGGCGGAGAGGGCGCCCGCCTCTTTCGCGGCGTCGCGCAGCTCGTCCGAGATAAGCACGAGGAGCTCGCAGCGCTTGAGGACGGTCGACGGGATCATGTCGGCGAGGATCTCCTGCTTGCGCGCCTCGACGTCCGGCTCTGCCGCGAGGTGGGAGGCGTCGACCTTGACGGTTGTGTCCTTCCAGTGCTTGGCGTGTGGCTTGACGATGCGGAGCGCGGCCGACTGCGACAGTCCGGCTGCGAGTTGCTGGGCGAACCTCTCGCGCACCGGATCCGAGAGGGGCTGGTTGGGTTTGCGGGGCTTGTCGGTCTTTTTTTTCATTTCTACGCCTTTCTGTTCCGTGCGGAACGCTTTCTGGGCTTGTGTCGGCGCCAGTCGGCGTCGGCCTGCTTGAATCGTCCGGCTGGTTCTCCTGCGAGGTGGACGAGGATTCGTTTACCTCCTGCTTCCCAGCGTTCGATCTCCCATCCCTTGCGCGTGAGCTCTGCCCAGACGAAGTCGTACTGCGGGTTCTGCTCCGCGGCGACCTCCCAGGCGAGGCGGGCGCGTTCGTGCGTCGGCAGGTGGTAACTGCCCTTGACCTCGTGGTATGCTGCAGGTCGCGTCGAAAGGCAGCTCGGGTCCTGGACGAGGAAGTCGGCGGTGTACTCGCGCTTTGTCGCGGCGGTTAGGTAGAACGGCGCTGGCTCGTATCTGATGATGTGTTTTCCGTCGTTGTAGGACGGATTGATGATCTCGCGCAGGTATCGGGTCTCTGTAGCGTTCGGTCCGACGGATTTTCCGCCGATTGTCTTCTTGGCCTGGCGTGGAATCCAGGCGTTCGCCCGGCGGCGGAAGTTCTTCTTGAATTCTCCGACCTTCACTTACCGGCCCTCCTCGGCCCAGGCGCGGATCGACTCGACGAGGCGGACGTACCATGGCTTCGGCTTCGGCTCGTAATGGCGGCAGTGGCCGTTTGGCCTGGCGTTGATGCATGGATCGTGGAGCTTGCACGTGGTGCAGTGTCTGTTTCTGGTTTGCATGTGTCGATTTCCTTCAATAGGTCGCGGACCCGTTCGAGGGCCGCGGCGGTCTTGTTGGCCTGATCCTCGATTGATTTGAGGAGGGCGTTTTGCAGTTGCGCTTCGAACGGGTCCATGATTTTCAGAAGGGGAGGTCCGCGGGGTCGGATTCGGCCGCCTGCTCGGGCGGGTCATTCAGCGACGGCGTGAGGTCGCCGACGATGCCGTCCGGCTCGACCTTGAGCGCGGTGAGGCCTCCAAACCAGCGCTTTCCCTTGGGTCCCTCCCACTCGTGGCCGTCGGGGGCGAAGACCACCTTGACGGCGTCGCCAGGCTTGAAGAGCGCGAGCTTGTCGGCGAGGTCCTTCTTCGCAGTGAAGACTGCGAAGTCGGTGTATTCGCCGTGAGTCGTCTTGCAGACGAGCTCTCGCTTCTTGAATCCGGAGTTGAAGTTCTGGACGGGTCCGATCTCGTGGACCTCGCCGTGGTATTCGAATTTGTTGTCTTTGTTCATTTTCGTTTTTTGTTGTTTGTTGTTTGTGTCAGATCCTGTGCTGCATCCGCCACTCTTCGGCGGCGGAGGTGCAGAAGTTGTGTCCGAATCGCGCGGTCCCGCAGGGGATGTTTCCTCGGTTCTCGACGACGAGGCCGGCCTTGGTCGGTTTGTCCGCGGACGCCCCGACGGAGATCCTCTCGTCCTCCTAATAGACATCACCATAAACTTCCTGTGCGTGAATCCACAGGCGTTAGGCACATCTGTCTTCTTCGGCAGTCTCAA